AATAACTTGTCTGACATAAATCGTGAAAGAGCAGAGTACAGAGAATTGTTACCTAAAATCAAAACCATGTTACAAAATGGTTTTGTAGAAGAACCAAATTGGGAGTCTTTAAAGGAACTGGACCAAGTAGAGTATCTGACCAAAAAACAAGAATGGGACGAACATCTTAAAAAGATAAAGTCTGTAGATGATGAATATAATCGTATTGCGGAGCAAGAACGAGCTGAAAGGCAAGAAAAGCTCAACAAACAATTATTAGAAAGCCAACAGAAATTATCGGATCTTCTTCCGGAGTGGAAAGATGAAAAGGTTAAAATGGAAGAAATTTCAGATATAACCAAAACTGCTGAAAGTTTAGGTTTCACTAAAGAAGAAGTTAATTCTGTAACTGACTATCGCTTTATTCTTTTGCTGAGAGATGCGAGTTTATATAACAAACAAAAAACAGCGTTAAAGAAAAAACCAACACAAGCGAAAGCCAGAACAAAATTAGCTAAACCAGGAACTTCTAATAGGGTTAAACCAACATCTGCTGTCAAGAAAGCTCAACAAAGGGTGGCTAAAACAGGCAGAGTGTCTGATGCGGCCAATTATTTTGAAAAAATAATCTAATTTAGAGGTTAAATAAAATGGCAAAAGTTACAAATTCTTTTACATCATACGACGCTACTTCTAACAGAGAAGACCTTTCGAATGTAATTTACAACATAGATCCAACTGCTACTCCATTTATGAGTGCTATCGGATCTAAAAACATCACAAATGTTGTGTTCGATTGGCAAACTGAAAATTTACCTACTCCTAGCGGAACAGGTCAATTAGAAGGTTTTGAACTTTCTCGTGCTACAAGTACAGCGACTACTAGGGAGTCCAATGTGGCTCAAATTTCATCAAGAGATGCAACTGTATCTGGTTCACAAGATGCTTCTGATCCTGCCGGTAAAAAGCAGGAATTGGCACATCAAATGGCCTTAATGTCTAAAGCATTAAAAAGAGATATGGAAGTAGCTCTATGTCAAAATACTGCTAAAAATGCAGGTAATGCTACTACTGCTAGACAGACTCGTTCTTTCGAAGCGTGGATCACTACTAACAAAAGTAGAGGTACAGGCGGAGCTGACGGATCTGCTTCTGCGGCGGCTACTGATGCGGCTACAGGAAACAGAAGGGCATTAACCGAAGCACTTTTAAAAGGTGTTTTACAGTCTATGTTCACTAATGGAGCTGAACCTAAAATGGCTATAGCCGGTCCGGTAAATAAAGGAGTTATCTCTGGTTTTACAGGTAGAGCAAACACTAGACAAAATGTATCTGCTGATACAGTAAGTGCTAGTATTTCAGTCTATGCTTCCGATTTTGGAGAGTTACAAATCGTACCTTCAAACAGAAGCAGAGATAGATCTTTGCTATTAGTAGATCCTGAGTACGCTAAAGTAGCTTACTTAAGAAATTTCCAAACAATGGATATTGCTAAAATTGGAGATGCTGATACAAAAATGATCTTAGCTGAGTACGGCTTAGAAATGAGCAACGAAGCGGCACACGGAATTGTAGCCGACTTAACTGCTTAATAATTTGTAGGCAACAAATATTGGGGGAGCATAAGCTCCCCCTTATTTAAAAATGGCTAAGACAACTCTTATAAATCACGAAACAGGTTATTCATCTTCTTTTGTAACAGAAGACGACAAATCAATAATTCATTCTGTTCAAAATGTTAAGAATGTTATTGACCATGCAAAATATTTATCAGAACAAAAAGCACAAAAAGATTTTCGTCATGTTGCAGAAATCCCCAAAGTTATCTGGGAAAAAGCTATACTAGAGGGGTGGGCCAATGACCAAGCTAAATGGAAAGAATGGCTCAACAACAAAGACAACGAATGTTTTAGGACATGGAAAGGTAAGATATGACTTATGACGAAATAAAAACAAAAGTAGCAGAATACTTAAACAGAACTGATTTGACTTCCCAAATGGATATGTTCATAGATCTTACTGAGTCTGATATAAACAAAGTTATTAAACACCAGGACCTTATAAAAAGAGCTAACGCTGTTGCAGAAACACAGTACACACAATTACCTAGTGATTGGTCTAGGGTTATAAATGTTGAATTAAACACTTCCGATCACACTACTTTATTACAACAATCTACAGAGTCTTTGGATTTAAAAAGAACTTCTATAGACAATGTATCTGGAAGACCAGAATATTTTGCAATTACCGATAATGCTATAGAACTTTGTCCCACACCAGACACAAATTATGAGTTACAATTAACATATTATGCAAACATACCGGAGCTAAGCTCAACTAATACAACAAATGTTGTTAGTGATAAGTTTCCAGATGTTTATATATATGGGTGTTGCAAACACGCTTCTGTTTTTTTAATGGAAGATGAAAGAGTAGGAATGTTCCAAACTCTTTTTGACAAAGCATTAGAAGAAGTAAGATTGCAACAAGAAAGAGCTTCTTTTGGAGTAGGTTCGCTTATCCCAAGAAGAAAAAAATATGGTAAGGCAAAAAAACAAACATATTATTTTAAAAACTAGAAGGTATTATTATGGCATTTAGTGATTATTTAGAAGACAAAGTTTTAGATCATGTATTTGGCGGTAACGCTTTTACAGCTCCTTCTACTTTGTATGTAGCTTTATTTACTGTTGCTCCTTCTGATACCGGCGGTGGCACAGAAGTTTCTGGTGGAGCTTACGCTAGGCAAACTGCTACTTTTAATGTATCTGGTACAAATCCTACCGAAGCTAGTAATGTTGCTTCTATAGAATATCCAACTGCCACAGCTAGTTATGGAACAGTATTAGCTGTAGGAGTTTTTGATGCGTTAAGCGGTGGCAATTTATTAGCTTACTCAACCTTAACAACTAATAAAGCTATTGATACAGGAGATGTATTCCGTATAAACGCCGGAGATCTTGACATCAGACTAGCATAACATCATGGCCACAATCGGCTATAACGAAGGTTATTACAGCAGATCAAAATGGAATGACTTAGCTTTTCAAGGTAGAGCTATTATTACTGCTGTTAGCTCTGCACAAGCTCAAGGATCAATAGTAGTTTCTGCCGCTAGTGTTATTAGTGCTGTTTCTGATGCTAGTGTTGTAGGTACAAAAATCTTTTTAGGATCTGCTTTTGTTCAAGCAAACTCTCAATTTATTTCTGCCGGACAAAGAGTTAGAACATCAACTGCTAATATAGAAGCTGTTGCTTCTATTCATGCACACCCAACTTGCATTTATTTAGGACACAGCATTATTAATGCTGTTTCACAGGCAGAAGTAAATGGAACTATTATAAAATTAGGAGCTTGTATTATTAACGCTGTCAGTAGTTTTACAGCTACCGGTAGGTTAAAATGGGAGCCAGAAACTTTAACAACTGAAACATGGACTGAACAAGTAATACCTACTGAGTCTTGGACTCCAGTAAATATTTCTTCTGAAACATGGACCGAGCAGGATTGATATGGCAGATACACAGACTACCAACTTAAATTTAATAAAACCGGAACCTGGAGCGGCGGAAAATACTTGGGGAATTTCGCTAAACTCTAACTTAGACGATATAGATGCAATCTTTGCTTCTGGCGGAACAGAAGTAAATATGAGATTTAATTCTGCTAATTTTGATGATACTAAACAAATTAATTTTGGTACAGATGATGATGCCAATATAAGACATGACGGTAACAACACTAAATTTACTCATAATGGATCAGGTGGTTTGTATATTGGAGCAGATACTTTTTGTCTGCAAAACGGAACGCATGATGAAAATTTTATCTGCATGGCCGACAATGGAGCAGTAGATTTATATTACGATAATGTTAAAAAATTAGAAACTACTGCAAATGGAGTAACGATTTCAGGAGATATGGTTCTAAATGGGACCGACTCAATTAAAGTTTCTGCCGGAACTACAGCTCAAAGAAACGCATCTCCTGTTAATGGAATGTTTCGATACAACACCACAACAAATGAATTTGAAGGTTATCAAAACAATGCTTGGGGAGCTATCGGTGGTGGCGGAACTACTGTTAATAATAATGCTGATAACAGAATAATTACTGGAAGCTCGACGGCAGACACCTTAGAAGCTGAAACAGGTTTGACTTACAATGCCGGAACTTTGGCTCAAGGATCTGGAGATTTTACATTAGATATGGCAGGATCTATTATTCTTGACTCTAGCCAGAATGTAAATTTATACGCTCAAGGTACTCACTACGCTTATCTTCAAAACGAAAACAGCGATTTTAGAATTGGCCCAATTATTCAAGATAAAGATTTTATAGTTAGGGGTAATGACGGCGGCACATATATAAATGGCTTAACTATTGATTTTTCTGATGCAGGAAGGGCAATCCTTAATGGTGGAGCAAACGTACCTAATAGTAAAGATATTGATTTTGGTACAGGCACAAATACTTGGACAGGAGAAAAAGGAGCAAAAATACAAAATCATAATAATGTTTTTTATATTCAATTTACTACTTTGTTTGCAACAAGAAATTCTTCTGGAACTTCTGTGACTAGCGTTGATACTTC